AATATATTTGTCAGAGAAATACTGGCTGCGGTTATGCCCTTTGGTAGGTTCAGCATAAGCGGCTATAGGAATCTACCATTTTAATTATTAACACAATGACAATTAAACTTGCTCTTCTTCAATCGGGCGATCAAATTATTGCAGAGGTGACTGAGGTTTTATCGGGAGATAAAGCAGTTGCATATCTATTCAATAAACCACAAAAACTTAGTTACAATGCACCCATTGCTTTCCTTGAACAGGATACTGGTGGTGAGGCATCAGTAGAGGTCACATTATCCAACTGGATTACAGTTGCTGCTGATGATGAAATACCTGTCGCAATTAATCAAGTGGTTGCTTTAGTTAATCCTATACAGGATGTTGTAAACATGTATAACCAAAAAACAAATGCAAGAACAAATTAAATGCCTTCTACTCAAGAATGGTGATATTATCATTTCTGAAATCATAGAAGTTGACACTGAACTTGGTGGGCCTGATTGTAAACTAATCAATCCAGTAAAGATGACTGAGGTTATCTCAAAGGATGCGAATGACTATGATATGGCATCATGGTTAGACTTTACTGCACAGAATGAAATGATGATACATTCTGATAGCATTATGACCATAGTTGCTCCAACATCTGCTATACTATCAAAGTATCTTGATGTGATTGCTCAATGAAGTTCTACACTAACGTACAACTTGTAGGCGACAACTTTCTTGTTCGTGGTTATGAAAATGGTAAACATTTCATGACCCGTGAGAAGTTCTATCCTACTCTTTTTGTTCCGTCTAAAAGAAAGTCAAAGTATAAGACATTGACAGGTGACTCTGTTGAACCAGTCAAACCCGGAACAGTACGTGAGTCCCGTGAGTTTATCAAGAGATATGATGGTGTAGAAAACTTTAGTGTGTATGGTAATGACAGATATATCTACCAATACATCTCAGAGATGTATCCCGAAGAAGAAGTTAAGTTTGATATTAGTAAGATCAAGTTGACCACTCTTGATATTGAGGTGAAGTCAGAGAATGGATTCCCTGATGTAGAATCTGCTGCTGAAGAAATCCTACTCATATCAATACAGGATTATACAACAAAACAGATTCGCACTTGGGGACAAGGCCCATTTAATAATAAACAAGATAATGTCATTTACAAGTCATTCAATTCTGAGTATGATCTTCTAAATGCTTTTATCAACTGGTGGATGATGGAAGAGAATACACCAGAGGTCGTTACTGGTTGGAATATTGAACTGTATGATATACCATATTTGGCACGTAGACTTGATCGTGTTCTTGGTGAGAAGTTAAGAAAAAGATTATCTCCTTGGGGTCTAGTAACTGAAGATGAAATCTATATTGCAGGTCGTAAGAATATTGCATATGACGTTGGTGGCATCACTCAACTTGATTACTTAAATCTATACAAGAAGTTTACATACAAGGCACAGGAATCATATCGTCTTGATTATATTGCAAAGGTTGAACTTGGTCAGCAGAAACTTGATCACTCTGAGTATGATACATTCAAAGACTTCTATACAAATGGTTGGCAGAAGTTTGTAGAATATAACATCATTGACGTAGAACTTGTTGACCGTCTTGAGGACAAGATGAAGTTGATTGAACTTGCAATCACAATGGCATATGACGCAAAGGCAAACTATGTTGACGTATTCTCACAAGTGCGTATGTGGGACACAATAATCTATAACTATCTAAAGAAGAGGAACATTGTTATTCCTCCAAAGAATAGATCCAATAAGGATACAAAATACGCAGGTGCTTATGTCAAAGAACCAATTCCGGGAAAGTATGATTGGGTGGTATCGTTTGACCTTAATAGTCTGTATCCTCATCTCATTATGCAGTATAATATCTCTCCCGAAACAATCAAAGATGACAGACATCCAACAGCTTCGGTTGATCGAATTCTTTCGGAAGAACTAAACTTTGAATTGTACAAGGACAGTGCAGTTTGTCCTAACGGAGCAATGTATCGGAAAGATGTTCGTGGTTTCCTTCCAGAGATTATGGAAAAGATATACAAAGATCGTACTGTCTATAAGAAGAAGATGCTTGCTGCTAAACAGCAGTATGAAAAAACCCCCACAAAGAAACTTGAGAAAGAGATTTCCAGATGTAACAATATACAGATGGCAAGAAAGATTCAGTTGAATAGTGCCTATGGTGCTATTGGTAATCAATACTTCCGCTATTACAAACTGGCAAATGCGGAGGCGATTACTTTATCTGGTCAGGTATCAATCCGTTGGATTGAGAACAAGATGAATCAAAAGATTAATGAAATTCTAAAAACGGAGGATGTTGATTATGTCATTGCTAGTGATACTGATAGTATCTACCTCAATCTGGGCCCTTTGGTTGACGCTGTATACAAAGGGCGAGAGAAGACTAATCAAAGCGTTGTCACGTTCCTTAATAAGGTGTGTGAAGACAAATTTGAACCTTTTATTGAGAGTTCTTACGAAGCGTTGGCCTCGTACGTAAATGCTTATGACCAAAAGATGTTTATGAAGCGAGAGAACATCGCAGAACGTGGCATCTGGACAGCAAAGAAAAGATATATTCTAAACGTATGGGACAGTGAAGGTGTTCGTTATGATGAACCTAAACTGAAGATGATGGGTATTGAGGCAGTCAAGTCATCAACTCCTGCACCTTGTCGTACAATGATTAAGGATGGACTTAAGATAATGATGAATGGCACAGAAGAGGAGGTGATAGATTACATTGATAAATGTAGAGTGAAGTTTAAATCACTTCCTCCAGAGGATATTGCATTCCCTCGCACAGTATCAAACGTCCAGAAATATCACTCACGCACAGACATATATTCTAAGGGAACACCTATACATTGTCGTGGGGCACTTTTGTTTAATCACTATATAAAGGAGAACAAGTTAGATAAAAAGTATTCCTTAATTGGAAACGGTGAGAAGATTAAGTTTTTATATTTGAAGAAACCTAACATTATCCGAGAGAATGTAATCTCTTTTATACAGGACTTCCCCACTGAACTTGGTCTTGACAAATACATAGACTATGATTTACAATTTGAGAAGAGTTTTGTAGAACCACTCAAAGCAATCCTTGATGCGATTGGGTGGAACGTTGAAAAAACTGTGAATCTAGAACTGTTTTTTACTTAACCACACCACAAATTTAATGACCTTAGAATTTATTCTGATACTTTTAGCACTTCCTTTTGTATCATTAACACTTTACTTTGGAACAAAAGGTGGTTATTATGACAGTGATGACTATAATGGTGATGGATGTGCACATGATGTGAAACGATGATTGTTCACGCAACAGTTTATCTCACTATCTTCATTCTTTTGATTCTCGCTTTTGGAGCCTTTGACCCATGAATTATGAACCTATGACTGATTTCAACAAAGACGTAAAACGTATTGCTGATAGTTTAGAACGTATTGCTTCTATTCTTGAAAGTAATGTTCACGTAAGTATTGATCATGGCCACATTGAACATATTGATCATGTTGATCATACACACATCGATAGTGGTGATATAAATACGCATACGAAGACATGGTAATTAATACTGAAAAATTAATGAGGATATACAAGGTAGTTAAGGTTAAACCTAAACCTAAGTATCCACCAGTTCGTAAGTCGTATAACATTCATACATTCGGGTAATGTTTAATAAGGTTAAAAGTTACTTAAAAGAAATTAGAGATGCTGCAAAGTATCTGCTTGATGGTCTTTCTGTAACTCTTGACCATATGGGTCGTAGACCAGTAACGGTTCAGTACCCTTACGAAAAACTGATACCATCCGAAAGGTATCGTGGTCGTATTCACTATGAGTTTGATAAGTGTATTGCTTGTGAAGTTTGTGTACGAGTATGTCCAATAAATCTCCCAGTTGTAGATTGGGTGATGAACAAAGAAACAAAGAAGAAAGAATTACGAAATTATTCGATTGACTTTGGTGTATGTATTTTCTGCGGTAACTGCGTAGAATACTGTCCAACTAATTGCCTATCTATGACGGAGGAATATGAACTTGCTACATTCGACAGACATCAACTTAACTTTGATAATGTCGCTCTTGGACGATTGCCCACTAATGTTACAACTGATCCCTCTGTTAGGCCCCTTCGTGAACTTGCATATTTACCCAAAGGTGAGATGGATCCCCACACAGTAAAGGATTCTGACCCTAGAGTTGGTAAATTACCAAACGAAGTTCTTGATTGGATGACACAAGATGGAACATCACAAACCAAACAATGATGACAAAATACCACTTTGGTTCTATTATACGGTTATAAGTATGGGAATCATGGTATTTGTTGCTTTTGGGCTTATACTTTTAGGTTCTTTATGATATAATATAAGGAACCGATGCTTTTTGATTAAATTATTATGGACTTCTTAAAAGAAATAGTAAAAGAGATTGGAGATGAATATACACAGATTGCGTCAGATATTGACGAGACTGAAAGATTCATTGACACAGGATCCTATGTTTTTAATGGACTCATTAGTGGGTCTATTTTTGGCGGTGTTTCTAGTAATCGCATTACTGCTATCGCTGGTGAGTCGAGCACTGGTAAAACTTATTTCTCTCTTGCTGTTGTCAAGAACTTTCTGGACACTAACCCTGATGGGTATTGCCTCTATTTTGATACTGAAGCAGCAGTCAATAAAGGATTACTGGAGTCTCGTGGAGTTGATACGACACGGTTGGTTGTTGTAAATGTAGTTACAATAGAAGAGTTTAGAAGCAAGGCACTTAGAGCAGTTGATATATACTTAAAAAAAGATGAAGATGATAGAAAACCTTGTATGTTTGTTCTTGATTCTCTCGGTATGCTTTCTACAGAGAAAGAAATCCGTGATGCTTTAGACGATAAGCAAGTCAGAGATATGACCAAATCTCAACTTGTTAAAGGTGCATTCCGTATGCTCACATTAAAACTTGGTCAAGCAAACATACCACTTATAGTTACTAATCATACCTACGATGTCATCGGATCTTATGTCCCAACTAAAGAAATGGGAGGAGGCAGTGGCCTCAAGTATGCCGCGTCTACGATCATTTATCTCGGCAAAAAAAAGGAAAAGGATAAGACAGAAGTTGTTGGAAACATTATTAAAGCTAAGACGGTTAAATCCAGACTCAGCAGAGAAAACCAACAAGTCGAAATAAGACTCTTCTATGATGAAAGAGGACTTGACAAATACTACGGTCTACTAGATTTAGGGGAGACTGCAGGTTTGTGGAAGAATGTTGCAGGTAGATATGAAATGGATGGAAAGAAAGTGTATGCTAAAGAGATATACAAAAACCCTGAGAAATACTTCACTGAAGATATTATGACTAAACTTGACGAAACTGCACAGAGGTTATTCTCATATGGAGCGAATTGAAACAACGATTCTTCGGAATCTCTTACATAATGAAGACTATGCTCGAAAAGTAATTCCTTTTATTCAATCAGAATTCTTTGAAGAAAGGAGTGAAAAGATCATATTTGATGAAACTGTTTCATTTATTACGAAGTACGATAACTGTGTAACTGTCGAAGCACTAAATATTGAGGTTGAGAACAGGACAGATCTTACTGCAGAAGAAGTAAAAGGCATTGTTGATATCAGCAAAGAATTGAATGACTCCCCCGTTGATTCGCAATGGTTACTAGATACGACTGAAAAGTGGTGTCGTGACCGTGCGATTTATCTTGCTTTGATGGAGTCGATTCATATTGCTGATGGAAATGATGAGAAGAAGAATCGTGATGCGATTCCAAACATTCTATCTGAGGCACTTGCTGTTTCTTTTGACAACAATATAGGACACGATTATCTACAGAACTATGAAGAACGGTATGAGTATTACCACAAGACGGAGGAGAAGATTCCGTTTGATCTTGAATACTTTGACAAAATTACCAAAGGTGGTTTACCTAATAAGACTCTTAATATCGCGTTGGCTGGTACAGGTGTCGGGAAGTCTTTATTCATGTGCCACGTTGCTAGCTCCGTGTTGTTACAAGGCAGGAACGTACTCTATATTACAATGGAAATGGCAGAAGAGAAAATTGCTGAACGAATTGACGCAAACCTCTTGAATGTGCCAATTCAACAACTGGCAGACCTTCCTAAGAATATGTTCGATAAGAAGGTAACTAAACTAGCAGACAAGACACAAGGACAACTTATTATCAAAGAGTATCCTACTGCTGCTGCACACTCAGGACATTTCAAAGCATTACTTAATGAACTTGCATTGAAAAAATCCTTTAGACCTGATATAATATTCATAGATTATTTAAATATTTGTGCCTCATCAAGATACAGGGCGAACGCCTCAGTCAACTCTTACTCGTACATTAAAGCGATTGCGGAAGAACTTCGGGGTCTTGCCGTGGAAGCGAATTTACCAATTGTTAGTGCAACACAGACGACTCGTAGCGGCTTCGCTTCTTCTGATGTTGATCTCACCGATACCAGTGAATCCTTTGGTTTACCCGCTACTGCTGATCTTATGTTTGCCCTCATCTCCACGGAAGAACTCGAAGGGTTGAGTCAGATAATGGTGAAACAATTAAAGAACAGATACAATGATCCTACAATTCATAAGAGATTCATTGTTGGTATTGATCGTGCGAAGATGAGAATATATGATTGTGAACAAAAAGCACAGGAGGATGTGCTTGACTCAGGAACCAATGAGGAGTATAATGAAGAAAAGATTCCTAAAAAATCATTCGCAGAGTTCAAATTCTAATGACAAAAAAAGTTGACTTTTCTAAATACGCTGTATTCGTGGATGGTGTCACATCCGATCCCAGTAAAGATTATAAATCTTTTATTGAAAGTCTTAGTTCCCTTGACGGAAAGGGTGCCAATATTAATCGCCTTACCACTGCTGCTGTTGGGATTAGTGCTGAAGGTGGTGAGTTTATGGAGATCGTTAAGAAGATGGTTTTCCAAGGTAAGCCTTGGGATGAGCATAATCGAAAGCATCTTATTATTGAGTTGGGTGACGTTATGTGGTACGTAATGCAAGCCTGTATGGCACTTAATGTTTCAATTGATGACGTGGTACAGGGAAACGTAGATAAATTAAAGAAGAGATATCCGGGTGGAGACTTTGATGTCTACTATTCAGAAAACCGTAAAGAAGGAGACCTATGAGGGATCAATTAATCAGAGCACTTTTAGCACACGCACAAGGTGACATT